CTTTGTCACCATTTTCAGCAACCACGAAAACCGGCATTCCGGCCTCAAATGATTCAGCTTCTAAAATAGTAACCCCGTCAATCAATTTGATTTGCGCTAATTCAACAACAACTTCTTCTTGTTTGTTGCTCAAAATTGCCTCAAATCCTTCTTTGATTGCATTTGTGATTGATTCTAAATTCATAGCATTATTTAAGTTAATTTTTTCCAAATCAAACATTCCGTCAATTGAAAATCCTTTCACTTGTCCGGTTTTGACATAGTCGTTCCAAATTTCGTCGTTGTCAACTTTCATTGTAGCAAACCAAGTGCCGTTCGGCTCATTGATTCCATAAACAACCGACTTGTCGTGAACGTCGTCTTCTTTTATCCAAGATTCAACAAATGTCACGCCGTCAATTTCTTGGTCGTGTTCCAACGAGGAATTTTGTTGATACGATTGTTTAAAAAAGTTTTCCATTGATTTGCGAATCGTATCGGCTGAAAATACAATATTGAATTCCATTCCGTTTTGATTTCGGTATATTGGCAAATCGGGAACTAAAACCGCACCAAGCAAAATTCTTTTTTCATTGTCAATGGTTGACAATTGAATTTTTTGTTGTTTGCTCAATGCAATAAAGTTCGATTGAATTGCCGGATCTTCAACAAGTGAAATTCCGAACACTCCGTCAACTTTTCCTTCTTCAAATTTTATTTCGTAGGTTGGTAACATATATATATAATTTAATTTTTTAATTTGTTATAAACTTTTTTTATCCAAAGGTTGCGTTCTGAATAATATTTCGATTCAAAGATTGAGCCGACGTGACGTCACTTGCAACGACATAGGCTTGTACTGGGTTTGCTTGAATAGCGCTTCCAAGCGAAGTCGCTAATTGATTTGTGCCACTATTTCCAATCATATTGAATTGAGGCGCTGACATTGCCCCACCACCACCGGCCGAAATTGACGGCGCAGAAACCGCGCTTCCTTTTCCGCTTGGTGTTTTTACTGACAATATTTTTTTGATATTCATTAAACCACCCGCAACGGCAACACCGGCAAACACCGCACCAAGCGCCGGAGAAGAAACGGTCGGCACCGGAAGGAACGCAGATTCGTAAGCCTTTTGCGCAGTTGAATAAGTTGAAATTGCAGTTGACGCGACCGCAAGTGCTTTTCCGGTTGTTGTCGATTCACCGGCAAGTTCTGACATTGCCATAAGTGCGTTGCCAATTCCTTCAAGTTGCGCTTGTTTCGATTGAACTTCCAATTTGTCAAGTTCAATTCTTGCTTTTGTATTTGCGTCCTTTGCAATTGTTCGGTCTTGTTCCGATTTGAAAAATCCTTCGTCAATTAATTTTGATTGTTCGTCAAGCAATTGGCGACGTTCTTCAAATGTCAACGCTTGGTCTTCAAATTCCTTTTGTTTGTTTTCTAAATCTTTTGTCGTTTTTTCTTCGGCTTCTTTTTGGTCAAGTTCTTTTCCTAAAATTTTATATTTATCGATTATTTCTTGACGTGCTTTTTGCTTTTCTTCTTCCGACAATTTAATTGCGTCCAATTCCGCCAAATCGCGTTCGGCTTGAAGTTCTAATTTTTCGCGATCCGTCTTGGCGTTTAAATCTTCAATGTCTTTGGCGTGTTTTTCTTCAATTGCTTTCAAAGCGTCTTTTTGCTTTTGCAATTCGTCCAATTCTTTTTGCTTTGCTTCGTCGGCTTTTTTCGCTTTTTCTTCGGCTTTCGCTTTGGCGTCGTCACTTGCTTTTTGGTCTATTGCATTAACTTGCAATTGAAATCCCGCTCGGTCGTTTTTCATTTTTGCCAAAACTTTTTGTTGCTCGGCAACTTGTTTGTTTCCTTCGGCTTCGGCCTTCTTTGGGTCGAATGCAAGTTTGGTCAACCAATCCGCAGATTTTTCAACAAGTTTTTCGTCAAGTCTTCCTTCAATATTAATGCCCGGAATTTTATTGACCATGTCAATAATTCCGTTGACCGCTTTTGCTGAATAAGTCCACAAAGCATTCAAAGGCATTGACACGAAATCAATGTAAGATTTCAAAAGTTTGTAGTTTCTTTTTTCCGCTTCCAACGCCATTTTATTGGAATTGATTTGATTTTGAATATTGATTTCACCGGCTTTTATTGTTTGGTCGGTTTGCGCAATTTTCATTTTAAGAATATCCTTTTCCGATTTGCCTTGCAATTTTAAAATATTGTCTTGGCTTCCAATCGCGTCAAGTTTTCCTTTTTCAGCGTCAAAATTTGCTTGACTTAATTTGTTCAATTCTTTTTGTTCTTCAGAAACACCGCTCACCGCTTCTTTGATGTCGTCCCAATATGCGTAAACCGCACCCAAAGCAACAACAAGCAAACCAATTCCGGTTGACCCGATTGCAGTTTTAATCGCGTTCAAAGCATTTACCGCAACGGCTTTTAATTGTTTGAATGCGTCGGCACTTTCACCAAGTTGTTGAAGACCGGTTGACAATGCCATTGCGCTTTGAACTTTCAAAAGCGTTTTTTCTACGTCTTCCGATTGCGCACCAACCAAACCCATAGCACCTTGAACGGCTGAAAATCCACCGGCAACACCCGACAAAGACGACGTCAACGACTTAAATTTTGCGTCGGGATTGAATGCGTCGGTCAATGCTTTTGCGTCGCCGATTTGGTCTTTTAATTCCGAAGCACGTTTCGCGGCCTCGACCGCTTCTTTTGACGTTGCCCCAAATTTTGCGCTTATTTGCGCGACTTCTTGTTGCGCTTCTCTGAATTGCGTTCTTAATGATTTGACCGCTTGTTCAGCGCCTTCGCTTTGTATTTTTACGTCAATTATTTTTTCAATTGCCATTGTTTCGCCTTTTTAAGAATTCCTTTTATATTTTTTGGAAATTGATATTTCCCTTTTGCAATTGAAATAATTTCATTTGCTTGAAAATTTTGTGCTAATTTTAGCAACTCCATTAAATTATCCATTTTGAATGATTATAATTAAATCCCCCTTATTACTTTTGATTCCGGCATTTCGTTCAATTCCGCTTACATTTGCTTTGACTTGAATTTCAAGTGATGTTCCCAAATTATTCAACCCCGTTACAAGTCCGTCCGCGTCATAATCAACCGACCACGTCAAAGGCTCGTTTGATGTTGTTGGAATTTTTATTGTTTTAACTTGGTTGTCGGTGATTCTTAAAGTGCTATTGTCAAAATCCGCACTTCTAAAATCTTGAATCAATTCGAAATCACTTTCAAAAGTTGTCAAATCCGTTGTAAATTGATTGATAATATATCGTTTGTCACGAATTATAATTCGGTCATTTAGTTTCAAATTGAGCAATTCCAAATAAGGCAAACGCATTTTGACCTTGACCATTCTTGACTTTAATTCATAAAGGTTTTTTAAATAATCTAAATAGTAATTGTCAAATAATGTGTTCGAAATTACACCGCCGTAAACGCTTGAATTTTCAACACCCCAATTCAATGAATTTCGTTCGTTGTTGTCCGACGCGTCTTCCATATCACTTGAAAAAATATTCAAGTTTGCCAATTGCGTCGTTGTCGATCCGTCGTTGAAATAGTAGTTTTTATTTCGAAGACCATTCAAATACATAATTGTAGGTTTTGGCTTGTATGGTGTATAATCTAATTTCAAAGCGTAACCCACCAACGAAATAGGCGTAAATAATAAATTATCAAACGGCAATGAAATAGTATAGTCGCTTCCGTCATTACTATTGAATGAATAAGAAAGGTTTCCAAACTCACGATTGTAAGAATTAAAGAAACCGCGATTCATTAACGATTCGCACTTTTGATAATTAAAATCAATTCGTTTGTAAGGTTTAATTCGTTCAAAATTTATGTCCGTTGTAGTGTACCCGCTGAAATCTTTTATTTGTCCAAGATAGTACCAATTTTCAAGTTGTTCAATTGTATAGTTCACCCCGTCGGTGCTATACGCAACCATATTAAACATTTTTAAAATTCCGCTGAAAAACTCCGAAACTTTTATGTCCGGTGCGTTGTTGGTCAAATCAATGTTTGGAATTGCCGAACTACTTCCGCTTCCAGTTATGAAAGTGATTTCAGTTGTTCCACCGCTTGAACTATACGAATAACGTTTTGCGTTGTATGTGTACGTGTATGTCACCGACGTTGAGGTTTGAATTTCAAAATAATACGTTCCAATTCCCATTGATTGATTGATTGTGAAACTTGCAGTCGTTCCGGTATTTGCAACGCTTGTAAACAACACCCCGTTTTTAAAAACTTTCAATATCGAATTCGTTGTTCCCGAAAACGTAATGTTTAAATTGAAATTTGCGTTATACAATTGCGCGTTTCCGTCAAAGAATTTCACAATTTGAATTTGATTGTTCGCAATATTAAACCACCCGTTTTGATTATTTGTCAAAGTGATTCGATTCGGAATTGAAATAAAATTCAACGAACGTTCTTCGTTATTTTTAAACCAAACATAAGCGTTTGTAAATCGTTCGTCGTTTAAAAACGTGCCGTTGAAAGTCAACGAATATTTTGATTCAATCGCTTCAATTACTTTGCTAACTTTTACCGCTGGGAATAAATCCGTGTGCAAAATAGCACCGGCCGAACTTGCAATATTGGTATTTACAACACCGGTTGTCGTCCAAACTCTGTCGGAAGTTATAAGCGGAAACATTACGTCTTCAGCCGTTGCGCTAATTACTTTGTTTTTCACCGCAGTTCCCGAATAATTGAAAGTATAATTGTTCAAAGTTTCCACGTCCTTCAATTTGTCTTCGCCAAATTTGTCAGTTAACGACAATAAATCACCATAAAAAGTGATTCGATAATTTTCAACTCTATTGTCTTTGACCGAAGCCGATTCCAATTGCCATTTTCCAACACGAAAAACAATAGTGTCAATTTCAATGTATCCGTCGTAACGAATCAATTGATTGAATCCGTCTTCAATACTATTTTCGTACCAATGACGAAATATTTCATTGTTGTTTTGTGAGGCCGGAATCGTGAATGAATTTGAATAGTCAGCAAATATCTTACTGATGTCATTTATATTTTGTATCGACGAATTCACCGAAATTTTTTCGTCTTCAAATAATTCAATACGATTGTAAGTTTCAAGAATTCCCGACGTTCCGCCCAATGATTCAATTGTGCTTTTCAAACAATTTTCCGCTTCAAAAACTCCGCCGTCATTTTTCACCCTTTTGTAAAAACTATTTAAAGTAAAAGGATTTGTGTTTTGGAATTTTGGCGTTTTAATGTATAATGATACTATCATATTACGTCATTTATTAACCCGAAGTTATATTCAAAATCAATTTCGTAATTAATCAATCTATTGTTTAAATGTGTTTTCTTTTCGCTCGATTTTGTTTTGACATTTACCGGTACATTATCCAACAAAACAACTTCGCTCAAAAGCAAATCTTGGATCAGTTCGAAATAATCTTCAGAAACCCAACCGGTATTGCATTTGATTGATTGTTTGCCTTGTTGGTTGAATCTTCTTCTTTGCCCTTGCAAAACGTTGTAGTTAGTACTTGAAGGCAATAAATTGAATTCCTTTGAATCCGTTTCGATTGCTTCTTTTGACGCTTTGAAAAATGTCAAGAATTGCCAACCGCCGTATCTATTCACAAACGAACAAACTACCGGCGTGTATTTCGACTCGCAAATTTGCTCACTATAAAAAAGAAAATCTGGTCTTGTAAACCCTTCAACTCCAAATTCGTAATTGTCTAATTCGTAAGGTAATTTATACATTGAATCTTCTAAAACTTCAAAGACAAAACTTGTACCCGAAGAATTCCATTCGTAAGTATTAGCTTCTAAAAATACATTGATATAAGGAACGTTTGTATATTTATACGACTTAATATTTACGTTTAATAATGGAACTATGGAATCGGGGTTTGAATAATTACTTCCATTTGAATACGAACTATAACCATTCAAGCAAACAAAAGTTTGGTCGTCAATTTCAATATCGTTTGAATATGAAATTATTTGCATATAGCACCAAGTTGTTGATTCTTCTTCCGTAGGTGCGGAAACCAAAGTCGGTGAAATTGGCTTAATAAATTCTTTTGCATAATTGGACACGTTCCATTCCAATTTCGTTTGGTTTAAACTTGGAACGTTTTTCGCCAAAGTATAAGTCGGCGAACTTGGTTTTGTTTGGTCTTTGTTCCAAATATACAATTCAATTTTTCCGCTTGTTTGGTCGACTTCGTCAATCGTTATAAAGTACGGACTCCTAACAAATATTTTTTTCATTATTCTAATTCTTTAATTAAAAATTTATCCAAATCCTTGCCGTATGCTTCAAGGATTTCGTCCGGCAATTGCTTGAATCCTTCTTCAAATGGTTTACTGAAAAATTGCGTTGCACTCAAACCTCGATTATAGATTGCACTTGAAATCATTGACACCATTTGTTTGCGGTTTATGAATCTACCTTGCTTGTCTCGAACGTTTGTCAATCCTTTTCGAATTACCCACTTGTCAATCGCACTTCGAAGACCGCCTTTTTTTCCCGTTCCGCTTCCGAATTGATACGGCGAATTTGGCGCTTTTGCCGAACTGAATTTTCCTTTAACCCCTTTGTCAACAAATTTCCAATAGTCCTCGGCATAAAAATCAAACTCGACCGAATTTTCGTTTACCTTCAAATCATATTCCAAAGATTCAATCAATTTACCGGACGCGTTTTTTCCGCTTGACTTCAAATTCGATTTTGCTTTTGCAATTACATAATCGCCAAATTCTTGAAACGTTTTTTGAACTTCTTTTTGATCCATATTAGTCGCAAACAATTACTTCGTTCTTAATTCCAAGCGTCAAAGTTGTTTGCCACCCGTCCAACTGATTTGAAAATTGCAATAGCATAGGAATCAAATTCGGCTCATTTAACAACTCAATGTCGTAGTCGTTGTACTGCAACTTCAATTTTGTAATTAAGTGGTTTAAAATAGCGTGACACGTGTTGAGGTTGTCAAGTTCGTTGTCATTTCCTAAAAACTTGTCACGAACGTTTGATTTTAAAACGTTGCGAATGTCCAATGAAGTGATTTCAATATCAAATGAAACGTCACCATTTAGAATTTGCGATTGCGTTACGTTCAAATGAACAAGCGGATAAATATTCTTTTTATCAATGTCGATTAAATCCGGTGTGCCGTGTGTAATTGTATTGACAAGCGGATTCGATTCGATTGTCGATTTTAAAAATTCTATTATTTTATAAAATTCATTCATTCTTTTTGAATTTATTATTTATTTGTTTCGCTTCTTCGTCTTCTTGTTCTTTTAAATACAACAAGAAGGTAAGCGCAAAATGCAAGTTTGTTGCTTCAACTCGTTCGATGTCAAAATAATTTCCTCGCGCAATTTTGACAATTGAGTGATACCAACCCCAGCGTTCGAAAAAACTTCCACCGCTTCCGAATTCTTGTCCGTCGTCACCACTTGTTCCGAATAGGCCATTATATTGTTCAATAATTCGATTTTTAAAGTCCAAAAAAAAAGCACCGCACCCACAACGCAGTCCATTCGAATGTCGAAAAATTCTTCGGAATATTTATCGCCTTCAAATTTCCCAATGTCGTAAAGTTGACCAATCTTTTTTGTTATTGGCCGATACATTGCCGACATTAACTTCGACCAATTTTCTTGACTTCCTAAATGCGAGTCAATGAACGCATAAGTCCCAATTGATTCGTCGTCAAAATTTGGAACGAATCCATAATTCACGCCGTTTAATTTAAACGTTCGAACAAGCGCCGGTTTTTGTTTCAATACTTCGCCTATGTGTTCCACTATTTCCGCAAAGTCATAAGCCGGTATTTTCATAACGTCTTCGATTTTCATTTTGCAGAAAATTGACACCATTTGAATGGCAATGAACGTTTCGTCTTCTGGGTTGTCTTCCAATACTTTTGAATACCTCAAATATTGTGACAACTTAATTTCGGACAAGTCCGTCGGAATTGTAATCTTCATAAAAATATCATTTAATAATATAACAACCAATAGTCGTTTTGTTTGCTTTTTTTTATCCTTATTTAGAATCATTCTAAATAAGCTATTTATTCTTTTATTATATTTTATTTTTTTTTCCCACGTTAGAAAATTATATAAATAAAGGAATATTCGTGACGCAAACGTGTTAATAAAAGACGCAAATTGTTAATAACAGACGCAAATCAACCTTTTAAAAAATTTGCGTCACGCTTTTTTGACTACTTTTTGACTTGTAAAGCATTGGTATTTAATGAATTGCAAAATTAATAAACTTCTAATTAGACGGAAAGACGCAAAAATTTCATTTTTTTGGGGGGAGTGTGTTTTTATTTTACTGCCAAAGCGTACATAAGGGATTTCGTCTTTGTGTCATCGTCACGCAAAAAAAAAACACCCACTTAAAAAGTGAGTGCTTCTTACTAAATCAAAAAACTAATCAATTATGAAAACGTTGCAATATAATAAAAATTTATGTAACGCGGAATTTTTTATTCATAATTTTAAAATGACTCATTGCAAAATATCGCAACGCGTCGATTGCGTGATTCATTTCGTCAATTGGTTTGTTCAATTTTTTTCCGGTCTTGTCCGTGTCCCAAGAATAAGCGCGGAATTCTTTTATTAGATTCGTGCTTGACTTTGTTATAAGAATGTCTTTTTCTTGAAGGATTGCGATTCCAAATGAAATTGAATCCTTGCCTTTGACAACTGGTTTGATATTGAATCCCGCGCGTCTTATTTCCTCAATACTTTTTGGCTCGGCTGAATCCGCATAAATCGGAAATCGTTTGTCTTGTTCCATTCGTCGAATGATGTCCGAGTTCAAAAGGCCGGTTGTATAAATCTTTTCGTCAACAATGATTTGGTTGTTATACTCGTAAACAAAAACGTGCGCAGTCGGATCGTTGGAAAATCCAAAATCTAATCCACTACCAAGAAACTTTGCTTCGCTTGGTATGTTGTCAATAATTTTCCAATTTGAAAACACCACACCCTCAAGCGACCCGATTTTTCCAAGTCCGTAAACTTGCCACCAATTCGCCCAATAAGACGATGTCTTGGCTTTGTCTTTTGCCTTTTCAATTTCCCGAACGATTGCTGGGTCAAGTGCTTCGTTGTCTTTGTATGTCAATATAACAAAATCGGAATCGGGGTCGTTAATCAATTCGCTATGCACCCAAAATTCGCTTGTCGGGTTGTAGTCTAAATATATGAACTTCTTTGTTCTGACTGCGAGTTGTTGATACGATTCAAAGTCGATATTGTTGCACTCGTTTACAAATAGAACGTCACGACGCGCACCCCTCAATTTATCCGGTTGGTCAACTGAAAAGAATTCAATAAAACTTCCGTTCTTGAATCTATACTTCAAATCGGATTTGTTGAATTGTTCGTCGCGGTACAAATCGCAAAGGATCATAATTTTTTGAAAGTCTTTGATTGCACCCCGTTTCAAATGCGGAATTGATTCGGACACAATAGAAATTTCCGACATTGGATTTTCAATTGCGTACGAAATCAATAAGGGAACAATCGAAAAAGTTTTGGAACTTGACGTTCCGCCTTGTACGATTCGAATTCGTTTTCTTAATTTGGCGATTTTAGATTGCGCCGTCGTCTTCTGAAATGACATTCAATTCTAATTGTTTAAAGATAGGTTTTTCAATATTGAAATTCACTTCAGATTCAACCTTTTTAGGAATGAAATATTGCGCGTACTTCGCGAACAAATCCAAATATTTCGCTGGGTCTTTTTCGAGTACGTCGGCGAATGCTTGGTGAACGTTTGGAACTTGCGCTTCCAAAGTCATAATAAACAATTCACGCGCTTCGAGTGTGAGTGCGTGTGTTACTCCCTTGGGTTTGAATCCTTTGTGGCCTTTTTGAAATCCTTTTATTTTCGGTGCTTGAATTCCTTCTTCTTCTTGCATAAAATTAATATAATTATATTTTATGAATTCGAAAATAACTTGTTTAAATCCTTAATTATTGCTTTGTGAATGCCGGAACAATTTTCGCAAATGTCAATTGTGATTCCGAAATATTCAGCATAAAGCGAATTTAAAAACGGAACGTGATTTGTGATGTCGGTCACGCGGTTTTCCAAAACACGATTTCCGCATTCTTCCAAAAACAAAATAAATTCTTGTTTGTGTTCTTCGCTCATTAACTTTGTGACGCGTTTAAACGGGAACAATCTATTCAATAAGAATTTGCGTTCTACGCATTCGAAGCAATCACCAACCAATTGTTTTATTCCGGTTGCTTCGGTTATTTTTTCCACGATGTCGCCAATCCCTTCGATTGATTTTTTCTTGTAAGTTCTTTTTACGGAAGGTTTAGTTCCTTCAACTTTTTTTGCACGTTTTGCCATAATTTTAATTTTATTTTTTTTGTTGTGTTGTGAATGGTTTGAATGTGAATTCCGGTTTCCCTTGAAAGTCCGCGTTGGCCAAATTCTTGGGTTAAATCAATCATTTGTTTTTCGTACCAAGTTAACTTGTTGAATTCCTTTTGTAATGTTTCGATTGTGACTTGTTCTTTTATGTCAGCAATGAAATTGTATTCTTCATCAATTTCGTTCAATATTGCAACGTCAAAATCAACGAATCGTTTTTCGTCTTTGATTTCATTAAGAAATTGATTTCGCATAATGAAATAAATATAGCATTCGTTTATATCTTCGATTTGTTTGCCGGAGTTGTAAATTTTCAAATACATATCTTGGACAAGATCCTTTGAATATTCCTTGTTTTTACAAATCTTGAATGCTAATTTCAACCATTCGTTGTGCCGTTGTGCTAATTGTCCGAGCATAATTTATCGGTTATTTGTTTTAATTTTGAGCGAAGCCAAATTGTGTCGCGTCCTTTTGTATGGTTTCGGATTGTATCGTGTGCGTCGATTGCTCGATACGAATCGCCGAATGATGTCCCTACGATTTCAAGTTCCATTCCGTCAATTGTAAAATGCGTTCGATTGACTGATCCGTCTTGGTTAATTACTGCGTTTGTTTTATTCATATAACACAAAAACTTTAAATTGTTCGTCTTCTAATTGTTTGATTCGGTGTTTTTGAAGTTCGGACAATTTGCCCGTTGGTGCTTTTACTTCAATAAAAATTGTTTCCCCGTTACGCAAACACATTAAATCGGGAATGCCGTTTGTGTTTGTTTTGATTAATTTTACTACAATCCAACCTTCGGATTGATAGCGTTTAATTATCTTCTTTTGTATTTGGGATTCTAACATTCAGCACTTTATTTGTGTAATATTCAAGCAAAAATTTGTTGACGTTTTGCCAATAGATTAATTTTTTCTTTGAGCAATTTCGTAACATTTCATTTATTAAGATTTTGCACGAAAAGAATGCCACGTCTTCAAGCATTTTATTGACGTCTTGGTTTGATGTTTCGAACGTGAATTGTTTATACAATTGTTCGGCTTTGTTTTGTTCGGTCATTTGTTTTTCTATTATAAATTTTCGATTTCTTGTTTTACTTTTTCCCAATACCATTTGTTAACATAATTGCAATGTTCTATTAATTCATCAACTGCTATTAAAGCGCATTGTTTTGCGTGAATTGTATTTGTCCAATATCCAAATTCGTCACCTTCGGTTTTAATTGCCAAACAAAATTTGTCAAATAATTCGTTTGCTTTTTCTTTTGGTGTCATAAATATTCGTTATTAAAATGTTTCAATGTGAAATCCTTTTTATCAATCACCTTTTTATAAATTTGTTGTTCAATTCCGTTTCTTGAAAATATCCAATACACGTCATTTGATTTGCGATCCATTGTTGTAAGTCGGTCGCGACTTTGCCAATAAGACAACGCACTAAAATCAATATTATAATAAATCAAAACGTCAGCGTTTTTCAAACTGATTCCTTCACGACCCGAAACGATTTGCAATGCAATATTCTTGTCGGTTGAATTGAATTCGTCCAATTCAGTAGTCAAGGAATCTTTGAAGACTGATTTCAAGGCGTTCAATTCTTGTTGGAACTTATAAAATATTGCAATCTTTTTTCCTTTGAAATGCGATTGAATGAATTGCGCCTTTGAATCGTCAATTACTTTGCCGTTGCCGGATTCAAAAATGATTGTTCCGCTTGACAACTGATGAATCTTTTGCATTAATTTCACCTTTGTATCGGCGACAATTTCTTCTTCCTTGCCTATGACAATCAAATCGCGTTTCAATTTGTTTATTATGTCAATTGTGCTTGGTTTCAAGTCACAAATAAGAACGTTTTCATTTACTTTCGTTTCAAATCCCGCTTCATTTTGGGTAAAAGTAATGAAAAAATTCTTAACTTGTTCATTTATAGTGTCAAATTTTGCATTTGAATAATCTTTTACAACTGCATAACCGAAATTTTTTTCTTGAATGTTCACAAAATCCTTTGCCCAAGAATAAAAATTCTTATAATTTTTGAATGGTGAATTGTTTGAAACCCAAAATTGGTGATACAATTGTGAAAAAGATTCCGGCGAAGGCGTTCCCGATAAAAATATCATTGGAAGATTTGCAAAATGTGTTCGAATAAATTTCGCTGACAAATTCGGCTTTGGGTACGTTCCGTTTCGGTGATGTTCATCGGAAATAATTAAATCGAATTTTCCGTCGATTTTATGCAACGATTCGTTATTTATGACAACAAGTTCATAATTGTAATTTAAAGCGCGGAAATCGCCCAAAATCGATTGAATTGCCTTCTTCTTGGTTATAAACAAAACGCGTTTATAATCTTTTGCAATTGTCAAGGCCGTTGCGGTTTTTCCGGTGCGCACTTCCATTGCAAGGTAAACGATTCCGAATTGATTCAAAATCGTTTTTCCTTTGCTTACAATGTCAAGTTGATAATCGCGTAATATCATAAAGTATCAATTCGTCTTAATTTCGCCGACGGATAAATATTGAAGAAAATATCAATCGCGTTTTTGATGTCTTTTCCTTGAATTACGATTTCGCGGTCTTGCGATTCGTCGTTGCGTTCAATCCAGTAGTAAAATAAAAATTGTTTCATAATGTTATTTGTTAAATGTTTCGTTGTAGTATTGTTCAAATTCTTTTTTCCAACCATTAAATGTAGTTGGTTTTGTAATTAACCAAGCTTCCATTATTTGTTTCTTTTCCATTTTTTTAGCTTGTGATATATCCGAACTATGCAAAGTTCCTTGATTTGAATATTTATCAACTAAAAATTCTACTGCTGTCTGTTTCATAATGTTATTTTTTAAATTGTTCAAACCATTCTAAATCGTGGTCTATAATTAATCTACCTCTGCTACTTATGTTGTAATAATGATTAAAATATTGTATTGATATATTTATTAATTCTTCCTTACTATACATATTCTTGTCTTGTTCCTTAATACATTCTTTACAATATAAATCATCTGTAAATCCTATTGATATAATACAATTACATTTGTGACAAATCGTTGCGCCTTGTCCGTTGTTGAATTTATGTATTGGTTTCATTTTTTAAATTTATCTTTTAGAATTTTGAAATACAATCTATTCACCGATTATTTGTTGCAACCACGTTTGTAGTAAAAATTCATAATTCTTTGAATTCGTTGCAAATTACTCATTGTCATAATTTTTTGTTTTTAAGTTGATAATTGATAAACATTGCATTTAACGCGATTGCTTCCAAGTGACCAAATTCGCGTTGTTCGTCTTTGAAATTTCCTTTCATTACTTCGACAATGTGTCGAAACAATGATTGCTTCAATTTTTCAATTTCAATTGGCTTTTGCCAATTATAAGGTTGATACTTATTTTTGTTTTCTTCCATTCGTTCGGCTAATTGCTGAAGGAATGCAAAGTCAATTTCGTAGTTTGTTTTTTTGGCTTCTTCCTTGAATCCTAAAACTTCGTCAAAATGTGTCATAAATTAATATAGTTTAAAATGTGTGTGATTACGTCAATTGTCCAACCATTACCGAGCATTTTATATCTTTGTGAATCCGAAACATAATTCGTGTAATTATCCGAAACACATTGCAAACGCTCACATTCAATTGGTGTTAATTTTCTAATATTTTTTTTAATTTCGACCGCCATTGAATTTGCGGTGTCAAGGCAATAAGTTTTTCCGTCTTCCCTTAATAAATGACCGCTTCCGCCTTTGCCATTTTTTGAAGTTCTTCCAAATGTTGAATGAACTTTTATGTCAAAAATCATATTGTCAGTTGGACACAATGCAGAATTTGCACGTAAACAATTTGCCTTGTCTTCCATTCTTTTCGGTTTAAATCCAAATCCAGTTCCTTTTTGTTTATGTCGTTCCGAATGCTTCATAAATCCTTCAATCATTTTGTCACTTAAAAAGTATTTTGAATCAACTTCGTTTTGCAAAATATCTTTTATAAAAATATTTTTATCTTTTGGTTGTGAAATAATTGATTCCAAGTCACCAAAAAAACCGCTTGGCTTCATTCCTATATTTGTCCAATATAAACGTCGTCTATTTTGCGCAGAAACCAACGCTGAATTTATTTCAATTGGATTCACGCCAAGAGTTTTTGAAATAACTTTTTCCCATTTTTCAATCATTAAAACATTTTCAAGCAAAAAAAACTTGGGATTTGTTTCATTTAAAATTCGAATATATTCCCAAAACAAATAAGATTGACCTTCAAATTCAAATCCTTCATTTTTCAATTTTAAATATTGATTCAAAGTCAAAATTTCTTGTTCACATTTTGTCGACATTCCTTTTCTTTTTCCAGCGAAAGAAAAAGATTGACAAGGACTTCCGCCAATTAATAAATCAATTTTTGGAAGTTTTGTTGTGTCTATATTCCGAACGTCGCCAAGTTGAATTGTATTTGGGAAATTATTATTCGTTACAATGATAGCAAATTTATCAATTTCCGACGCAAAATAATTGTCAATTTTTAAATTTGTTTTTTGAATTGCTTGTTGTCCGCAACTCATTCCGTCAAATAAAGATAAAATATTCATTTTAAAATGGTATTTCTTCGTTGTCTTTGTTGTTGGTTTTAATTACAAAAAATCTTCCGACGTGATCCTTGTCTTTGTCAATTTCGTAATCGTTAAATTTACAATATTCGTGAATCCATTTCAAGAATGTTTTTGAATTCATCATTCCGAATGACTTATATTCGTTTGTAAATTTAGCCATTATTTCCGTATTGTAAACGCGAACGTTTTCCGGTAAATTTCCGTCAGTAACCCAATCGTAGAAATCCTTATTTGTTGATTGAATTAATCGTTTGATGTCGGCATTGATTGAAACCGATTCAACAAGACCATTCTTTAAAAACTTTTGCAAGTTTGAAATCATATAATTGTCAAATTTTATCCAGTCGTTCGCTTCCCAAGAATCAAACAACAAACGTCCGTATTCCGTCAACGGATTTCGTTTGCCGTTGAAGTATTGGAAAAATTCTATTTCGTGTCTTCGTCGGTCGTGTGATGTCCCACTTCCATTTATTACATAATTGGTCGTTATAATAATTTTTGGCGAACGCTCAAACGGAATAAAGATTTCGTCTTTGTTTTTTCTATTGATTGCGATTCCTTCGGTAATGATTGAAAACAATTGTTCAAAATCGAAGTTCTTTTTCACGTCGTCGAATGCTAAAATTTGAGTGTCCAATGTAACACGTTGATAAACGAAATCTCCCTTTTTGGAATCGAACGACTTACCGTCAATCTTTACAACCTTTTTAAAATTTGACAACGCGGAAATCATTAAACTTTTACCCGATCCGCCGTTTGGATTGTCGTCAATTTCTTGGTCATTTATAATTATTGCTTTTTGGTCGGTTTTATCTTTGAACGAGTGAATCAAATATCCGAGTGTGTGTTCCAACGCGTCGATTCTTTTTTTGTCATCGGCCGAAACTTTCGCAACCATATTTTTAAAATCGTTTTCGATTTCATTTGATTTCACAAAGTCGCGATTGATAATTTGGTTTTCCCAAATGTACCCGTCAACGTCTATGAAGTCTATCAATTCAACTTTGTTTTTTGTTATTTTGACAACGCCGTTTTGAAACGGAATGAATGCTTCGTGTCTTGAATCTTTTATCATTTTCAAATCAATTGATTCAAGCATTGTCAAATAGTAATCGCCAAACAATTGCGCCGACTTACTGCAAAAATTAAATACTTCAATTTCGTTGCGTTCCAAAAGAAACTTCAACACAACGTCTTTGATAATATCAACGCTCGATTGCGTCACCTTGTTTGATTTTATGTGAACAAATGTCGGGTTGGTTGCCGATTCGGGATAATATTTTTTAAATCCTTTTCTCTCAAGCCAATATTTGTATTTCAGCGAATCAATTTTGATTGTCACATTTCCTTTTTTGTCTTCGTATTTTATCCAAAAGTCGTCGTCGTCGTTTATTTCTTTTACTTCGTCAATTATTGTTTCGTCGATTTTCAGCAAATTTGCTATGTCTTTTTTTGGGATTCCTTTTGATAAATTGGCTTTGATTCGTTCAATCTTGTTGATATCTTCAAAGTACTTTGAATTAAATGTAGCACGTTTATAGGCCGATTTGAAAAGCGTCAATAGTTCGTTTTCGGAAAAATCACCGAACACAACGTTTGCATTCACATAATTAAACGCATAATCTTGCGAAATACCATATTCACAAAGCGCGTTGGCTAAAATGAAAAGGTTGTTGTTTCGTTCACCGGCTTTGAATCCGAATTTATTATCCCACCATTTCAATAAACGTCGAATGATTTCGTCTTCGTCGGTCAATGGTAAAATCGGATTTCGTTCGAAAACTGAATGTCCTTCTTCTTCGGTTAATTTGTCCCAAACTTTCGCTTGTTCATTGATATACAAATCCGGGTCATAACTTTCGAAGCAAACACGACTTAAATTTGAGTTCTTAAAATCGAAATAGTCGGAATCAATGAATTCGCCAAATGATTTGAAATAACGTTTGTGCGTTTCTTTGTCGCATTGTGGAATTCGAATCAATGCTTTGAGTCCGTTCCCGCTGGGTGATTCAAAAACCGAAAAGACAAATTCGCAATTCATTAGTTTTTGGCGTTCTTCGTTTTGCTTTTCAATGGATTCGTATTTGTCAAAGTCCAAAATGCAAAGGCCGGA